CTCATTGAATTTTATTGGGGGTTAATACCCCGTTTGAATAGGGGAAAATGAACACGTGACCCCACGCCCGTTGCACAGAAAAAAGGTCCCGAAGATTTTTACTCCCCTACCGGGAAAGAAAGATGTGTCCAAGTCTTCAGGTTTACAATGTCACTGATGTGTCTCTGAGTAACAGGGTAGAGTTCTGCAATTTGTTTCTGTGTTAATCCATCCGCATATAACTTTTTTATTTGCATAATGTCCTTCTCGGTAAGCTTGGCTCTGATGTGCCGCTCACCGACACGCAAACACACCGCCGTGCCGTGCCGTATGGCATCCTGGGCGTTCTCTTTCTGTGTGCCCCAGCAGATGTTTTCTAGGCGGTTGTCTGTTGCCACACCATTCAGGTGCCGGCACACATAGTTCAGTGGTCTTGGGCCGGAGAACGCTTCAAGTATTAACTTGTGTACCGGTTCAACATGGGATTTGACCGGCGTTCCACCGTCACGCACATTGACCCGGTAATAGCCCTTGTGTAATCGCTTAGGAAGCTTCCTTAACAAGCCACAACGGTTTGAGTAAATCTCACCTTCAGCCGTGGCAAAGTAGCCCGGGTAGTTTGGGATTGGTGTCATCTACGCAACCCTCCCCAGCGATCGCCTCGCTCTGCGTGTAGCTTGGCGTGGCAAGACTTACACAAAGCAATTAAATTATCTCGTGCATGTGTACCACCTTCTGCTAGAGGGACTTTGTGGTGGATCTCCTCGGTCGGTACAAAATTTCCGTCTCGCTGGCACAGCTCACATACCGGGTGCTGCTGTACATAGCTGTCACGGATGCGTTTCCACACCCGTCCATAACGACGGCGTGTTTCCGGGTCTCTGTCGTAAGTCTCGTACCGCTTGGCTTCCACCTTTGTATGCTCCTCACAGAACCGCCCGTCAGTAAGCTTGGGGCAGCCGGGATAGGAACAGGGTCTCTTAGGTTTCCTTGGCATTCCTTTCCTCCTTCCTAACAAGCTGACGGAGTTTGTAGCGGAGGACATACCAAAGCTGTTCCATATAACCAACCTTTCTGTAGCCCACTCATCCCACCTCCATTTGGGCATAGAAAAAGCCCCACAGTTTCCTGTGAGGCTCATCCATATTTACTTGGCGATTATAATGATATCATAGGGACATAGTGAAAAACAATGAAATTTACTGCACACTTTTTCAAAAGGACATTAAAACGGGTACATCTTGACATTTAGCAGCATTTTGATATAATAGGCTCAAATATGTGCCAGTTTGTCCTCCGGTATCCTTCGGGCCCGGGGGCTTTTTGCGGACTATAACTGGTCGTTTATCAAAAACACGCTCCTGCTGATTGGCAATATTTTTTGAGAAGCGGCTTGACTTTTACATATAAGACCGTTATATTGTAGGCACGGAACAAAAATCGCCTTGCGGTTTTATTGGAACTGGTGCCTGTCTCCGGTTCCATTTTTGCTTAGAATTGGGGTATGCGTTTGCGGATGCATACTTGAGAGAGCTGGAGAAATTCGGCTCTCTTTTTGTTTATAGGCAAAATTAGGCACTCCCGGTTTGGGGAGTGCCTTTGCTCGTTATACCGGTACCTTTACTTTAGCCAATGCACAATCGTGTAGCTTGTAGATATTTCTTGTGCTGTACTGCATATCCACGGCAATTTGCTCCCAGGTTTTAAAGCATAAATACCGCAGTTCAAGAAGTGTTTGGCATTCTGGATCGACCACAGCCTTGATTACGGCAACCATATCGCGCTTCAAATCCACCAACCGGTCAATATCGGCATTTATCTCGTTTTCCAAATCCACAATCTTGCCGATAATATCCTGCATCTTAAACACATTGTGACTGCCGCCACCTGGCATATCACTCATTGTTGCGGTAGCTTTGGTGGTTAAATCACGCAGGGACATGACCTGTTCTAGCTTGCTGTTAATCCGCTGATCCAAGCGATAGGCTTGTCCTAAGTACTCTTTAGCCGTCATTGTCACACGCCTCCTTGGTAGTTTCCGCCACATCCTGAGTCAGCTTATCTGCTGCCTCTTTCCGCAGTCTGCGATTCTTGCGACGGATGGCTTTACGGCGCTGACTGCGTTCCTTACGCAGAATATTGCTCATTGCTGCTCCGGCTGTGGGATCAGAATAGCCTTCGCAGTTGCGATAAATTCCATAGCTCATTTTGCTTCCTCCAATTTTTCAATTTCGATGTATATGCCACACGGCTCATCCGACCATCTTTTCTCGATAATCTCACGAGCAACCTGGGCATCGTCATTCCAAAAGTGGCATTTGGTCATACAGTCCTTCAGCATCTTTTGGAGATTGTCTGTATCCGGGCGTGTAGAACGCCACTGCCCATTCTTATGACTTTTCCCCCTGGGGAACAGCCACATTACTCGCAAAGAAAGCGGACCCTCAAAGGGCTTCTGTGGCCTGTTCACGGAAAGGTATGCGGACAGTTTGTCCTTGGCAGCCTTCACTGCCGGGGGATCGTAAAATATGGGTTTACCTTTCACAACGCGCACCTGCTTCATCTGGGCGGTTGTGGTAGGTGGGTTAATTGCAATAAAGAAATTCATTTTTCTACACCTCAGAATTTTGCAGTTTTCTTTACTGAGATTGTTCCGTTGCGCTCCATCTAAGGGGAAGGGCGGGCATTTAGCCCTTCCCACTTAGGGAGTGTAACGACCGTCTATAGTATTTATGTATATAAATACAGCGTAGAAGAAAACCGAAATTTAGACCTATTTAGGGCTATCCTGCACCTTGTACACATGACCCTTTTCCAAGTAGAACTCGTCCTTCATTTTGCGAATCCGAGCATATACGGCCTTATCCCCAAGATTCAAATATTCCATCATATCTTGTACGGTTACTGCACCGTCCATATTCAAAACTTGGTAAGCTTGCCGGAATTCCTCGTTGGCATCTTCTGCGGTTTTCTTGTGAGAGTTTTGCAGTTGTCCTGCTTCCCATGTCCCTTGTGGCGGAAGTGCCGATAACTCGGCAGCATTGGCTACACGATGGATGGGATATTCAAACCAAAACTCTACAGGCTTGATATTGGGAAATTCTCGGAGGTTGGACTCCATTCTCCAGGCGGTTGCAAAACCGTCTCTCACATTGTTTTTGATATCATCTGTCAATGCCAGCTCAATCATATCTAGCTGGGCATCCGGATCTCGGGCAAACACGCCACTTCCGCTTGCACGGTCCATAGCTTTCTTATTGCCTTGAGATCCCTTTGAGTGATGGTGGCAATAAATAGTTGCACATCCGGTTTCGGTACAAATCTTGTCAAACTGGTTGCAGAACATAGCCATATCGGAAGCATTATTTTCATCGCCTGTGATGACCTTATAAATGGGGTCTACAATAATGGCATCAAAGTGCTGATCTCGCACACGGCGGATTAGTTTTGGGACCAATTTGTCTAACGGCACCGCATGACCACGCAAGTTCCAAATGACGATATTTCCCATATTGCGTTTTGGCAGTTTCTGTGCGTCATAGATTTTCATAAAACGCATAATGCAGGAAGCCGGGTCGATTTCCAGGTTCACATACAGAACTCTACCCTTCTTGCAGGGGAAGCCCAGCCACTTGGAGCCTTCTGCGATTGCGATGCTCAACTCCATAAGAGCGAAACTCTTACCGGCCTTGGATGGACCGGAAATCAGCATCTTATGTCCGCAGCGGAGAACGCCTTTAATCAGCTCGTCAGGTAAAACAGGGAGATTATCCTTGTAAGTATCCAAGGAAACCATATCCGGCAGTTCATCGGTAACACCCTCAGCGAAGTCGAGCCAGTCTACCCAGCTCTTTCTGCCGATATTGGTAGCCACCAAGTACTGCTTTTTTTCACCACGAGTAACACCAGGCATACGGGACAACCGAGAAGGATTCCGGTTCTGTCTGTCAACATCGACACCGTTCCTTGCTAAGAAGTCATACAAAAACTCCACGCGCTTGCGGTACTCGGTGTAGTCCTCCGCATCTACCTTCACAATAGCGTGTAGGCTTTTGCCACCGGAATGAACGAGGCAAGCAATCGGCAATTCCAGCTTCCGGTACAGTGCATCCTGGTCGGCAATCGACATGCTATCCGATTCGACTAGGCAATACTTGAAGCGGACAACGTTGTCATTACGAACACCTTCGCCGTCCACAGGATTGAAACGAATCCAGGCACCGACCCCCGGCTTCCAGTCACCAATGGTCGCACCCAAGTCATCCGGATGCTTTTTTAGTGAGGCAATCAGCTCACCAGCTGTCCGGGAATATACGCCCTTTGCCGGCACCCAGCGCATCTCCGTATCCTGCCACACATCATTTGTCACATAACCCACGAAGTCATCCTTCTCGTACAGAGTTTCCAGATAGGTGATCAGCTCCTGCGTAGGATTCCACTGTTCCGGAGCCGTGTACTGATTGAAGCTATCGCCATCGAAATAAATGATGTCGTTCCAATCCATAGCCGCCCCGGGACCAAGTGCCGTCCATCCACGGTCTTTTGCCATCTGCACGATGGTTGCTCCGGTAATGGGAGAGATGCTGCCATGGAAGGTATCCCACTTGCGTTCGCATTCGCCAGGGTGGTATCGTCTGTCACCACGGCTCCAATTTTCCCAAACCTGGCATTCAAAACCTTCTGCCTTCAATGCCATACCGACATTGATCCACTCTTGGTAACTCACTGCCGCTACATCGATTGCTTGTAGGGCAGATAAAATATTGCTCATAAAAATCCTCCAAATTAAGGTTTGTATTTATTGGGAATAAGCCCACGGGGTAACCGCCAACTGTTAGCGGCAAGCCGGGATATCATCTTGCCGGCCTCCTCAAACTTCCAAGTACCAACCTGTCTGAAGCCGTAACGCTCTAAACAGCGGATCTGCTTGGGTGTTGCCAGTCCCATTTTCTGTCGGCGCATCAGCCGGCCAATCAGCAGGCTTGCCTTGCCCATATTCTCAACGGAAGCGGAGTAAATGCCTCTCTGCTCCAAAAATGCCAGTTGCTTTTCAGAAGGCGGTGCCATTTCCCAAGCAAAGGTAGGAACATAGCCAACCAGGTCTTCCGCTGCGATAGAAACTGCATATTGGAGTGGATCTACCAGTCTCCGTGTCCGCAGACGCATTTCTTCCAGTTCACGGGCAAGGGTTTCTTCCCGTTCCTGGAGGACATTACGCTCGGCTTCATCTTCGGCATCTACAAGGTCAACACTGTCATCCGCATCCTTGATCTGCGCATCGATGCGTTTGGCAATATCCGCATCCTTGGAAATAAGACAAGAGGGGCGGCATAAATCGTGCCGTTCTGTCATCCACAGAAAGTCCAAAAGCAGAAGGTGATCCTTTCCGGGGTGTAGGCGCATTCCGCGCCCTACCATCTGTTGATATAAGCTCCGGACCTTTGTGGGACGAAGAACCACCACACAGTCTACACTTGGACAGTCCCAACCTTCCGTCAGAAGCATTGAGTTGCACAGCACATCGTATTTTCCGTTTTCAAAGTCAGCCAGGATCTGCGCCCGGTCTGTGCTGTTGCCGTTCACTTCTGCTGCTCGAAAGCCGTCATCCTCAAGGATGTCCCGGAACCGCTGTGAGATGTGTACCAATGGAAGGAACACCACGGTCTTTCGATCCTTGCAGTAGTGCGCCATTTCCTTGGCAATCTGCTGTAAGTACGGCTCCAGGAAAGAGCCAATTTGACCGGTGCTGAAGTCACCATTGGTGATCTGGACCTTGCTGATATCCAGCTCCAAGGGAATCATCTGTGCCTTCACCGGACATAAGTACTTGTCCCTAATGGCATCTTCCATGCTGTACTCAAAGGCAAGGCTATCAAAGTACTGACCTAGATCCTTCCGGTCTCCTCTGTCCGGGGTAGCTGTAACACCCAGCACATTGGCATCCGGAAAATGTTCCAGTACCCTCTGATAGCTATCCGACAGACAATGGTGGGCTTCGTCCACCACGATGTCAGTAAAGTAGTTCCGGGGAAATTGCCGCAGTCGGCTTTCCTGCGCCAATGTCTGGACAGACCCAACAGCAATCTGCTCCTCTCCGTTTAGGCAGGAGCTTTCTGCTTTTTCCAGACCACAGGATAGTCCGGTAACTGCCAGCAACTTGTCAGCCGCCTGGGTCAGCAATTCTCCCCGGTGGGCGAGGACTAAGGCTTTTCCTCCACGAGAAACACGCTGTCCCAAGATGGAGGAAAAGACCACGGTCTTACCGGTGCCGGTGGGAAGCACCAGAAGTGTCTTCCGGTGCCCTTTGTCCCACTCGGCGATGACCGCATCTCTCGCCTGTGTTTGATACGGTCTAAGGTTC